AAACAGCTAATTTGACGGATCGATTGACGCGATAAAGTCACAGGTAGCACCGCATTAAATACCGCGCAATGTTAGAACGTTCTAGCAAAGCAACTCTGAGAAGGTTTAGCGGTTCCTTCTCTTTTTTAAAAATAACTGGAGAGAAAAATGAATCGACTAACAAACTTATGGAATCGCGTATTTCCACTGCCAAAAGTAAAAGACGAAGCCGCTGCACAATTGGCACAAGCTGAGTTAGACCTACTCGAAGCCCACGCAAACGCAGAATATTACTCAAGCCTAGTGTATATGCTGCGCAATCGCGTACAGCGTCTTGAAGAGGCTGCAAAATGAAGCGCGAGACAGCAATCAGCCTAGTCCTAGTATTTCTAATTCTTGGATTAGTCGGCACAGTTGATCTAAAAGACCAGCAAGCAGCGCATGAGCATAAAGTTGAAACTATTAACGAAATGAAGGCGGAAAAATGAGCAAAAAATTACACGTAGCAACTAGCCCACTGTCAAATACGATTTTTGCAGGAACTATTTTGAAAGATGGACGCACATGGTCTGCATCAAAGCAAGATGTCACAACTGATGCGCTAGTGGCTGTAGCTGAGCATGTATTGGCATTTGGCAAGCCAGTTGTGATTACAAATGATGGTGTGCCAGAATTTGAAATTACTGTGAAACTATTAACGCAGCGAGGGTGAAATGATAAACAATGACGATGAACAAGCTTTCCCAATGAAAGAGCCGCTTACTAGCGATCAACTTGGAATGACATTGCGTTACTTTGCAGCTAAAGCAATGCAAGCAATAATAACAAGAGGCGAATCATTTGAAACTATTAACGCAGCGAGGGTGAAATGAACTTTACTAAAACAGCCAGAGGGTTTGCAATTGTTCGCTTTGACGACATTTATGATGTTGAGTGCAGCATTCAAAAAAGTTCCCTTGCAACCGATGATGCTATCTGGATCGGCGTTGATGATGCTAATCCAAAGATCATGGCAAGCCAAGCGGATAGATTTGGAATCGAAACACAGGACACTTGTGGTCATATAAGTTTTCCTGTTCCTGACGAAGTTAGCTTTAATACGCGAATGCACTTAAATCGTGAAGCGGTTGCAAAATTAATTCCAATTCTTCAAAAATTTGTTGAAACTGGCGAGTTGATTCAAGAATCATGACCCTGAAACAGCGCACCCTCTGCTTAATGATTGACGCTAAGTTTTGCGTTAAGCGGATATTTAGAAAGGGATTCAAGTGAGAATCAAATCACACATTTTCGATAGTTTAGTTGGCGATATCGAAGATGGTACTGCAAGCCAACAAATTGAATACGATCAAGCACACAACCAAGGAAACCAAAATGTCAAAAGCAACAATGATTTTAGGCGAGTCAGGAACGGGCAAATCTGCCAGCCTTCGCAACATGATACCAGCAGAAACTTTGCTGATTCAGTCAATAAAAAAACCTCTTCCGTTCCGTTCTAAAGAATGGAAATATCTATGCAAAGATGAGCCAACAGGAAATATCCTAGTCACAGATCAAAGCGATGCAATAATTGCCGCTATGAACAAGACCAAGCGCAAGATTATCGTGTTAGATGACTTCCAATACATCTTAGCAAACGAATATATGCGCAGAAGCTCAGAAACAGGATTTACTAAGTTCACAGAAATTGGTCGCCATGCATGGGATATTTTGAACGCAGCGGCTAATTTGCCTGATGATGTCCGAGTGTATATCTTGGCTCACACTGAGACTAACGATCTTGGCAAAGTGAAAGCTAAGACAATTGGCAAGATGTTAGATGAGAAGATCACGATTGAAGGCATGGTAACAATCGTTTTGCGTACTGCTGTCATCAATGGCAAATACATCTTCACCACACAGAATAACGGAAGTGACACCGTGAAAAGCCCGATTGGGCTATTTGAAACCGAGTATATAGATAACGACTTAAAAGCCGTTGACGATGCAATCCAAGCGTACTACTAACCAAGGAAAATCATGTATAACTTAAACACATCAGCCGCACGTGATGCGGACAATATCAGCAGTTTTTTAAAAGACAGTGGCAAGTATAAAGGAATCTTCACACGTGCCCAGGCTTTGCTGAGCAAAAAGGGAACAAAAGGCATTGGATTTACTTTTGAAGACGAAAGCAAACGGACTACAAAGTTTGACCTTTGGACTTTGAACGATAAAGGCGAAGAGTTGCCTTCATTTAAGCATGTGATGGCAATCATGACATGCTTACGTGTAAAAACAATGTCGCCATCAAAAACAATTGTTGAACGCTACAACTTTGACGACAAGAAAACGGAAAAGGTCGAAGCGGAAGTATTTGCAGACTTGATGAACAAGCCTATTGGTTTAGTTCTTCGCAATACAGAGTACGAAAAAATGAAAGATGGTGCCAAAACTGGTGAGACTGGATGGCGCTTAGAGCTGTACACCGTTTTCGATAGCAATGAATTTACAGCATCGGAAGTTCTGGACAAAAAAACCACTCCTGAAAAATTGGCAGTTGCTATTGCTAGTTTGCAAGATAAGCCGCTTAAAGGCGGATCGACAGCTAAGCAACAATCAAATAGCGCAAGTGATGTACCTGCATTTTTCGACGACATCGGTTTCTAACATTTAACGGAGAGCGGGAGAAATCCCGCTAAACACATGATAGACATTTGCTCAGTTGAAGGATGCGAAAAAGAAAGCCATAGAGTTGGCATGTGCAGCATTCATTATCGAAGAAATCTAAGGCATGGTAATCCGCTTATATTAAAGAAAAAGCCAAACGGTGACGGTTTTATTGCTTTTGGTTATTCGGCAAAACAGATAAACGGAGTAAAAAAATTTGACCATGTAAGAGTAGTTGAAAATGTTCTTGGTTTTGAATTGCCAAAAGGCGTTGTAATTCATCACTGGAATGAAATAAAAACAGATAACAGGAATGAAAATCTTTTGGTTTGCCAAGATCGTGCATATCATAATTTAATTCATGCTCGAATGAGGGCTTACGATGCTTGTGGTAATGCCAATTGGAGGCCATGCGTAATTTGTAAAAAATATGATGCAATTGAAAATTTTCACAAGCCAAAAAAAGAAAAATCAACATCGGCAAATGTTCATCAAAAATGTGCAAATGCTTATCAAAAAATGAACTACGCAAGAAAAAAGGAATTAAAAAATGATTAATTGTTTTATTGATATCGAAACTATACCTTCACAAAATCCAGAAGTGAAAGCGGATTTTCTCAAATCAGCACAAGAAAACATTAAAGCGCCTTCAACGCTAACTAAAGAACAAGCCGCTATAGACTTGGGGATTACCGATAAAGACGAAATCAAGTTCACTAGCAAAGATTCAATGCTTGCCAAGTGGGTGGAAAAGAAAGGCGCAGAATCCGCAGTAATGGCGGCAGATGAAGCATGGCGCAAAACATCTTTTGATGGTGCGCTAGGGCATATTTGCGTGATCGGGTTTGCTATTGACGATGAGCCAACGCAAGAAATGCACATTCTCTTTTATTGGTTCATGGTTTATGGTTAATGGTTCTTGGTTAGTTGGAGTGCCGTTGCACGTCCGTTCAACGTCCGTTGAATTTCCGTTCAACGCTTGTTCTCTTTTTAACCTTCTTTTCTCTGCCGATGCCTTACCTGCCGTAGATTTTTGAGTTGTACTTGTACGAAACTCATCTATTTCAGCTTCACATCTGTCGTGATACCAACCATTAGGTGTTTTGATAAAAAACTCGTTCAACACCTGTTCAACGGCTGTTGATTCCTCGTTGGAATGTGCTAAAACTCTTCTGCAAATCCATTGCAAATCATGCGGCAATTGCTTCTCAGTATCGTAATAAAGATCAATCAAATCGCTATAAATGCTGCGCTCAATTCTCGTTAGATGTCGCGTTGCTTTGTCAAAATCACCAATGTGATGCTTGTAGTAGTTCATTACTTTCCTTTCTTTAACATCTGGATCAAAGATTGGCAAAGTAAATGCGCTTGATGCTTTTTAGATGATGGCGCGCGAAGATAGGCTATATTTTTAGCCAATTTCATTTGGTGAAATTTATTCATTTAATACCTTTCAGCGCTCAAGGTGTGGAGCTGACAACTCCGTAAAGTTAGGAGCGTTGACCTTGCGGTTACAACTCTCCACCTTGAGCGCACTTTACAATCCGTATTCCATCTGCTGTCATACAAATGGGGCTATGAGTACACCGCTTTGCGCGGATAACTTAATTATA